AGCTGATTCGTAAAATTACAATAGGTAAAGATTATAAAATAGATGCTATGCATTACTCCGTAGGCCAAGAGGTCTATGGAGGGCATACTATCTGTGATATTGTAGAAGAAGAAGATAAGTATTCTATATATATTAAAAAAAACAAAGACGTACTGCCTTGGAAAGACTTTAACAAAAACATGGCTATATCTATAGAATATAATCTGCAATACTAATGCAATCGTTATATGATTATATAGTTAGACCTAAAGGTCAAAGATATAATAACGCTGTAGATATTGGTGATAAAAGACTAATAATAAACACGGAGGTTTTTAATCATCAGTTTGTAAATAGAGAGGCTGAAGTGTTGGCTATACCTAGAAATAACAAAGCTAACATTAAAGTTGGTGATACCGTTGTGTTGCATCACAATGTTTTTAGAAGATGGCATAATATAAAAGGTGAAGAAAAAAATAGTAGAAGTTATTTTAAAGAAGATACTTATTTTATAAAAGAAGATCAAATATTTGCTTTTAAAAGAAATGACAAGTGGAAACCAATGAAAGGTTATTGCTTTGTAAAGCCAATAAAAAACAAAAATATTTTTTCGCCTAGTAAAGAGCAGCCATTAGTTGGTATAGTTAAGCAAAGTGATGGAACAGTAGAAGTTGGAGATTTAGTTGGCTTTAGACCAAACAGTGAATATGAATTTGTAATAGATGGTGAGAGATTATATAGAGTATTATCTAGTTTTATAACAATTAAATATGAATATCAAGGAGACGAAGAAGAGTATAATCCAAGCTGGGCATAGAGCTGTTGAAGAGCTTATTAAGGTGGCTAAAGAAGCTATCGTTGATAGCGGCGATGATATCACTGCTGACAGACTTAAAAACGCTGCTGCAACAAAAAAACTTGCTATATTCGATGCGTTCGAAATACTTAACAGAATACAAGAGGAGGAGGCGATACTCAATGGAAAAGAACCTGAAGAAAAGAAAGAACGCGTGTTTAAAGGATTTGCTGAAGGAAGATCTAAATGAGTTACGAACAAAGTCTATATAAAATAATACAACCTATAAAGGTTAACACCATAAAAAGACTTAATAAGTCTAAAAAATGGGATTACGGCTACAATAAAGAAAATGATGTTGTAGTAATATCTAAGACCGGGCAAATAGGTGAGGTGTACGAGATACAAGGTTTAAAAATAGCTTTACCAAAAGTACCTACAAACGCACATAAATTTGACAAAAATAAATGGGGTCAATTAGACAAGCCAGATATTCTTAAAAAAATAAAAACAATATTTGATTGGAAGGCATACCCAGAAGAGCAAAAAGATCAATGGTACGATTATATAGATGAGGAATTTAAAAGGAGAGACGAGGGTTTCTGGTTTCAAAATGCTGGTGTTCCAACTTATATTACAGGAACTCATTATATGTACCTCCAATGGAGCAAAATAGATGTTGGCGCTCCAGATTTTAGAGAAGCTAACAGATTGTTTTTTATATTTTGGGAAGCTTGTAAAGCTGATAAACGATGCTACGGTATGTGTTATTTAAAAAATAGACGTTCTGGTTTTTCGTTTATGAGTAGCGCTGAAACCGTTAACTTAGCTACTATATCGAGTGACTCTAGATATGGTATACTGTCGAAGAGTGGTGCCGATGCAAAAAAGATGTTTACTGACAAGGTTGTACCTATATCAATAAACTATCCTTTTTTCTTCAAACCAATACAAGATGGTATGGATAGACCAAAATCCGAATTAGCATATCGTGTACCAGCGAGTAAGTTCACTCGTAAAAAAATAGAGGTTAACGAGCAGCTAGAAGAGATTAAAGGTCTAGACACTACGATTGACTGGAAGAACACTGGTGACAACAGTTATGATGGTGAAAAACTTTCTTTACTTGTGCACGATGAAAGTGGTAAGTGGGAAAGACCTGATAATATACTTAACAACTGGCGAGTTACAAAGACTTGTCTTAGATTAGGTAGTAGAATTATAGGTAAGTGTATGATGGGATCAACGAGCAACGCTCTTGACAAAGGTGGTGACAATTTTAAAAAGTTGTATAGCGACAGTGATGTAACGCAAAGAAATAAAAATGGTCAAACAAAATCTGGTTTATATGCTTTGTTTATTCCAATGGAATGGAACTTTGAAGGGTTTATTGATGAATATGGACGACCTGTCTTCACTACTCCTGGAACAGACGTTTATGGACCAGACGGTGAATTAATAGATATTGGTGTAATAGATCACTGGGAGAACGAAGTAGAAGGATTAAAAAGTGACCAAGATGCTTTAAACGAATTTTATCGTCAGTTTCCAAGAACTGAAGAGCACGCGTTTAGAGACGAAACAAAAAATAGCTTGTTTAACTTAGTAAAGATATACGAGCAAATAGATTACAACGAAGGTGTTAACAACTCTTCTAATGTGTCAACTGGAAACTTCCAGTGGGCTAATGGAGTTAAAGATACTCAAGTTGTATTTTACCCAGACCCAAAAGGACGGTTTAAAATAAGCTGGATACCAAATCAAAACCTACAAAATAATATAGTTATAAAAAATGGAATTAAGTATCCCGGGAACGAGCATATGGGCGCTTTTGGCTGCGATAGTTATGATATTAGTGGTACTGTTGATGGTAGAGGATCCAACGGATCTCTTCATGGACTAACCAAGTTTAGTATGGAAGACGCTCCTGCTAATCAGTTTTTTTTAGAATATATTGCTAGACCACAAACCGCTGAAATATTTTTTGAAGACGTATTAATGTCATTAGTATTTTACGGTATGCCATTACTCGCTGAGAACAACAAACCAAGATTATTATATTATCTTAGAAGAAGAGGATATAGAGGATTTAGTATGAATAGACCTGATAAAGTTTGGAATAAACTATCTGTTACCGAGAAAGAAATAGGTGGTATGCCGAACTCTAGTGAAGATATAAAGCAAGCTCACGCTGCAGCTATTGAAATGTACATCAATGATCATGTTGGTCATTTAGGTGATGGTAACTATGGATCTACATATTTTAATAGAACTTTAAATGATTGGGCTAAATTTGATATAAACAAACGTACTAAGTTTGATGCATCTATAAGTAGTGGTTTAGCCATAATGGCTTGCAACAGACATATGTATAAACCAAACGGTAATATAACTAAACAAAAACTAAACATAAACTTTGCTAAATACGAAAATGGTGGAGTTTTTTCTAAAATAATTAAAAATTAAATATGGCTGAGTCAGTACATAGAAATTTTCCAAGTCAAGTAGTTAGCGATTTTGAAAAAGCTAGCTACGAGTACGGTTTGAAAGTAGCGAAAGCTATAGAAGCCGAATGGCTTGATAAAACAACAAGCAACAAGCTTGGAACTTATAGAAACAACTTTCACAACCTTAGGCTTTACGCTAGAGGTGAACAAGCAATACAAAAATATAAAGATGAGTTATCTATTAATGGTGACTTGTCTTACTTAAACTTAGACTGGAAGCCAGTACCTATTATACCTAAGTTTGTAGACATCTTAGTTAATGGTATGGCTGATAGAGATTATGAGATAAAAGCATATTCTCAAGATCCTTACGGAGTTAGCAAAAGAACTGAGTACATGGAGTCTATACTAAAAGACATGCGTACTAAAGACTTTAACGACGCGGCTTTACAAAACTTCAACATAGATCTTTATCAAAATGATAAGGATACTCTACCTGACTCTGAAGAAGAACTTGCCTTACATATGCAGCTTAGCTACAAACAAGCTGTTGAAATAGCAGAAGAGCAAGCTATAAACGTATTACTTGAGGGTAATAACTACGAGTTAGTAAAGAAAAGATTATTCTACGATTTAGCTGTACTAGGTATAGGCTGTGTTAAAACAACGTTTAATACATCTGAAGGTGTTACAGTTGACTATGTAGATCCAGCTAATTTAGTATACTCTTATACTGACTCACCGTATTTTGAAGATATATATTATGCTGGTGAAGTTAAAAGTATACCTATTAACGAGCTAGTTAAACAATTCCCTTGGTTGAGCCAAGAAGAGTTAAAAGAAATTCAGCAAGACGCCATGATATACGAAAAAGGTAAAGCTTATCGTATGAACGACAGAGACAAGAACAAAGTTCAAGTTCTTTATTTTAACTATAAAACTTACACTAATCAAACGTACAAAATTAAAGAGGTTGGTAGTGGCGCTGAAAAAGTTATAGAAAAAGATGATAGCTTTGATCCACCAGTAGACAAAGAGGGTAACTTCAATAAACTACAGAGACAAATAGAGTGCTTGTATGAGGGCGCTGTTGTCGTTGGGTCTAAAAAATTACTTAAGTGGGAGAAGGCTAAGAATATGCTTAGACCTAAAAGTGATTATAGTAAAGTTAAAATGAACTATTCTATAGTAGCTCCTAGGATGTATAATGGTAAAATTGAATCTTTAGTTAGCCGTATTACAGGTTTTGCTGACATGATTCAATTGACACACTTGAAGCTACAGCAAGTAATGTCGCGTATGATACCTGATGGTATTTACCTTGACGCAGACGGATTGTCAGAAATAGACTTGGGTAATGGAACAAACTATAATCCACAAGAGGCGTTAAATATGTTCTTCCAAACAGGTTCTATTATTGGTAGATCTTTCACAGGTGACGGAGACATGAACCCTGGCAAAGTGCCAATACAAGAAATATCTTCTAGCTCTGGTGGACAGAAAATGCAAAGTCTTATTCAGACTTACAACTATTATCTGCAAATGATACGTGATGTGACCGGGTTAAATGAAGCTAGAGATGGTTCAACGCCTGACGCTAATGCTTTAGTGGGTGTTCAGAAACTTGCTGCAGCTAATTCAAATACTGCTACTAAGCATATATTAGATTCAGGATTATTCTTGACAGCTGAGGTTGCTGAACAACTATCATTACGTATATCTGACATTATAGAATACTCGCCGACTAAAGATGCATTTATACATGCTATTGGCGCTCATAATGTAGCTACACTTGAAGAGATGAGTGGATTACACTTATACGACTTCGGTATATTTATTAATCTAGCTCCAGATGAAGAGGAGAAAGCAATGCTTGAAAATAACATTCAAGTAGCTTTAGGTCAAGGCTTGATAGATTTAGACGATGCTATAGATATACGTGATATAAAGAACTTAAAACTTGCAAATCAATTATTAAAAATAAGAAGAAAGAAAAAGCAAGACAGAGACCAAAAAATGCAGCAAGAAAATATTCAAGCTCAATCACAAGCAAACGCTCAAGCTCAACAAGCTGCAGCTCAAGCTGAGGTACAAAAGAAAAAAGAACTTGTAGCTTCAGACATACAGCTTGAACAAGCTAAAGCAGAAATGAAAACTAAGATACTTCAAGAAGAAGCTAAAGTTAAAAAGCAATTGATGGATCATGAGTTTGAGTTGCAAGTAAAAATGGCACAGATGACGGGTGGTCAATCTTTGTCAGAGGCTGAAAAGGAAGATAGAAAAGATAAGCGAGCTAAAATGCAAGCGTCAC